GGGTTAAGGTTAGCTGTACCGTAGAAGATCACAAACTTATAACGCACGGTAACTGTATCGATGTTACCTTGCTTCATCATTGCAATCTGAACGCCAGAACCTTCCGTTCGGCCAAACTTCGGCGATAAATCAGTCATATCTTCAATAGCGAGATTACCGCCAAGAAGCTCAACGGAATTATCCTTCCAAAAGATGTTGGACTGTGCGGCGGTCGTATTGATGAATGTAATATCAGCCCCGTCAGCAATATCGCCGAAAGCATTCTGGTACTTACTATCTTCACCAATCATTGCCAAGCAGCGAATAGTTGTACTATCGACCACTTCGATCACACGGTTAGTAAATGGCTGTGCAGTGTCTTCTTTAGTGATTAACTGGCACTTGTTCACGCCATCAATAGTAAAGCAATCACCGGCTTTGATATCCGCTGTGCTAGATACTGTTAGCGTTTGGTAACGGTTGTCGTTGTTGTTAACTTCACCGCTTGCGGTTTCTCTCGAAGCCGAAGGCGTGTGTAACTGATCCGCACCAGCAACAGTAACGCCGGTCGCTGTCGCCGCACCAATTCGCGGCAAAATACTACGGCTGTAAGTATCAAAAGAGGCGTAATCACCGATAGATGAGCGCTCCATTGCTGTTACTGACTTATTGCCAATAGTTTGACGTGCGGCAAGGTCAGAGGCAACGCTGCGCTTATCTCGTGAGTTCAAGAATAGGCTGCGGCCTTCTTCACCAACGCCGATCTCACTTAACGCAAGCTCCGCAAGTGAGATGTCGTCATAACCATTCATGGCGCCATCAAGCGTTACAACTTGGCCGCCGGTCATTGCCACGTTTTGCGCAAGGCGAGATTCAACCTTGGACGATAGGGCTTGCATGGTGGCCTTTGTTTCTTGCTGCATGTAATGCTTATCGCGTAGCTGCAATGAATCAAAATCCCAGAACACAGTATCAATGTGCGATAGAGTTGCAGGCACATAAAGTTGCTCAAGATCGTTTGATAGGCCGGTGGTATCGATACCCTCAATAGTCTTTTCGATCATTGGGGCGGGTCGCCAAAGAACATCATTTTTACGATGCATTTCTTTAGCGTCGGGGGTTTTTTTAGCGACTTTCTGAGAGAGTACGGTTTCGTCATCGAAACCCTCTAGAATGTCTTCGTACATGATTTCCAGTTCTTTAGGATAATCGTTAGCCATGATAATTTACCTTAATTAAATTTGTACCCAGCTTCCCGCGCCTTGCGTTTTGCTGCTATAACGGCTTGTGCGTCATAGGGTTCAGCTTTTCGCAAGTCATCGATTATTTTTTGATAATCAATAGAGCCGCCGCTTTTCGCGCCGGTTACGGGAGCATCTGGATCGGGGGGTGATGTGAGGTCTCGCCGTCTAAGCTTTAATCTCAGCTCGGCCAGATCGTTAAGTGCAGCGCGAGGGCTAACAGCCTCTTTTTGCAAAATGGCTTGTAGCTTCGAGTCGTTTTTGTTTAAAAAAACAATGGTAGGCACATCTAAAACCCCATCAGCGAGCAAGCCTTCTACTGCACCGTCTGGCAACTTCCCAGATAGTTCGGTCACATGCTGATCGAAATTTTTAACACCTAAAGAATCTGCTTTTTCGACCGTATCAATCAAAACCTTCTCAAGCCTATCCTCATAAGCTTGTTGTTCACGGGTTTTAATTTCACCGGCTTGATATTCTTCAAACGTTTTTTTGCCTGCCTGACTCGCCTCATCAATTTTGCTTTGGACTTTGGCGTGATAATCTTTCACCGCCATGTCATAAGCAATTTTTACCTCTTAATGGTGTAGAGTAAGCCGTGAAAAGCGTCACGTACGCAAAACGTGTTTAGCCAACACGCAGGCATAAAAAAACCCGCCGAAGCAGGTTTTTTAAATCTTGTTTAAGGGTTAAGCCCTTGCCGAAATAGATTCTCGTAATACTTTTATTCGGTTCGTCTTCATGTTCTCGATAGACTCAACCGCTTTGGCTCGGTTGTACTCAGCCTTCGATACTCTCTCAACTGCTCGCGCCTTTAAGTCTTCTGCCTCGGCTAGCTGCTGCTGTGTAGCCGCTTCGATCAATCCCGCTTGCGGGTCTGGCTGGTTCAGGCTTTGTAAATATTGCATCTCTTTTTGATCCTTAGGCTCAACCAATCCCATCTGTAATTGTTTTTTACGGTTGAACTCTTTAACTTTTTCTAAGCCGGAGCCGGACATTGTTTCAAACAGCGTGGAGTAAAGCACCGGCAAATATTCTGCCGCCGCTGGGCTCTCTTTTGATTCAGCAATAACCGATCTGATTGTCTCGACCGTCTCAGCTCGCTCGGTTTCGTAAGCAAGACCAACGGAGGCGAAGCACTCGAAGCTCATTTTTTTAATGTTGTTAACTTCGGTCAATCGTCCACGATCATCAAGCGCGGCTTTCATTAGCTGCGCCGTCTCTTCACTGCCGTCTTCATTTAACAGCTTTACGCTGCGTCTCATGCTGTAAATATCGTTAGCAATGCTTTTGTATACCTCGCCTTGACGCGTGATATACGTCTCGATATTTGTCCATATAGAGCGGGTATTCAGGTTGATGCGTTTCACGTAAAGGCGCTGCGCATCAATTAAGCCGCGAACCAAACCGAAATAATATTCTTTCCCCGCTATGTAATAACGGTAGGCATAAATAGGGATTACAGGGAGCATCTTTCCTGATATTTTTCTTTTAGTTTCGAGAATTTCCGAGCCGCTAAAAACGATCTTGAAACACTGCTTTAGAACTGTCTCTTATACACATGGGTTCCAATCAAACTGACCTTGATATCCGCCATCGACTGACACCATGGCGGCATCGGGGTACTCTTCTTTAAATGCTTTGGTGCTGTATTCATAAATCACATAAACGTGCTTGGCATCGGATTTATCTGGCTCTTTTGCGTTCGAGTCGAATATCACTGTGTCGTAAGCATTGGGCAACCACTCAAACACTACACGCTGGCGCTCATCTTCTGGGTCTTCATCGTTTTCATAAACAGTGGGTAGCTTTACTGCACCATAACCGCATCGCGCCGCCTCGCCCACCGCAGATAACATGGCCTGCTTTCCTCGACCTCGGCGCGCATCCATTCGATACAGTCTTGAGAGTAATTTACCGTCATCTTCGGTAGTGGCATCATCATTAGGTGAATAACTTACCTCTACACGGTTATCGGCAAAGTCACCCATAAAGCGTTCACACGCTTGATTAGTCATATCCAACTCAAGTTTGGTGCGACCATCGTAAACCTCTTCCATGAAGCCTTCCCAGTGTCCGCCTTTGACGATAGAAAAGCGCATATCTTGGGCGGCTAACTTGCGCTGCTCATCACCTAAGATATAATCTTCGTCGAACTCTTCAAGATATAATTCAAGCTCTTCTTTTTTTTCGGAAGTCATCGGCGGCCATACAAAGGAATATTAAGGTTTACACGCTCAGCCTCTTGGGTTTCGCGCTCTTTAAACGTCATCATCAAAGAATCTGCCATATTGGGCGACTCAATGGGGGGCGTTTGTTTTCTCATCTCAATCTTAGTCATCATTTTAAACTGACCATTGCCAGTGTTTTTTCTTGGCAACCGGCAAAGTTCAGATCGTAATTTTTGAAGCTTGGGAATCCTTGATGAAAATGAGATTAATTTCTCTGGGTCGGCAAGCTCTCTATGCTTTACCGCTCGATAGGTTCGGTAAACTCTATCTCTTAATTCGAAATATTTTTGTGAACGCTTATTGGTAAAAGTTTCTTTAATTGTTTTTGATTTTTTACGCAAAGCCGAATCGACCTCTAACGGCTCGTAAATTGCGTTAGGGTTGTCGGGGGATTCGCTGCCCTTGAATATTTCCCATGCGATTCTTTTACCCTCAAGCGCCGTTTTGGTTTGTCGCCTAAGCCCAACACCCAAGCCATCGCCATCAAACAAGTAACGATCTGCGTCTACGCTTATTGCGTAATCTGTCGCCCAATCGGAGCCATCGTTAACGTCACCCGTGGGGTTTTCGTCCACATGCATCACAACAGAGCCGTGACGATGCGCTAAGCCTTTGGGGTCGTCGCCAATATCTGAGGGATCATGAGCCACAACAATTTCGCCTCGTGGCTTAAAGCCCAATAAATCGTGGGCATCAATACAAGCATCGAACCATTCGGCAAGAATAATGCTGTTATCAACCGAATCGTTATACTTGCCAAGCCATTTATGCTCATAAACGGCCTTGGGCATCATTTCCTCATCTCTGCGCCGCTCAGCTTCCAGCCCAGACTCTTCAAACCACGGGTTGTCGTCGTAGTTAATGCAGATGATTAGGTGGTCGTCGTCCTCATAAAAGCCATGCTCTAAAAGCTCGGTCTCGAACGGTTTTATAAATCGCTGACTAAAGGGGTCGGCGCTTGACTGCGGGTTAGCCACCATCAAAATCGTTGGCGGCTGCTCCATGTATTCGGTTTTACGAATCGAGGGCAGAACTTCTTCCAATGTTGTTGATGATAAGAACTGAGCTTCATCAACAAAGCATAATTTGATCGAATCAATCGACCGAACGGCTTGGGCATTTCTCCCTAAACCCAAATAAGTTGTTTCGCCGCCGGACGATGATTTAATTTTTGTATCGGTGTTGGTGAAGCCTTCATACCCTAAGCGCGCGTAGCGCCTTTTTAGCGCCGAATGCACCGACTCGCTAATCGACTTCTGGAACTCCCTTGCGCACAACGATTTGCCGCCTCGGTTAATCGTCTCCAGAACAATATCGTTTGCAGTGTTTGACTTGCCCGACCCACGCCCACCATAAAGCACAACGTACCGCTTATGATGTTCTGGAATTAAGCAGGCTTGAATAGCCGGAACTAGCCGTTCTGGGCAGCTAATCTCTGTTTGTGCCATTCGCTACAGGGTTGATTATTATAGTGTTCTCGACCTGCACAGCGCCACCCGTGGGTGATGCCAGTGTGTTGTCTTGCTTATCGCTGTAGCCGTGCTTACCAAGGACTAATTTAGCAATTGCAGAGTTATAGTTATTCTGTAGCGCCTCATTCAGTGTTACAAATTCTTGCGCCTCTTTTACAGCCTCAAGAATATCTTTAATGTCTTTATCTTCTTCTGCTGCCCAATCGTAAAGAGTCGAACGACCAATACCAAGAACACGACAAAGCCCAACAACCGAAGGTATCGCATGGTCATGCACGTCCTTGTAATCTTCTAAATATTGCCACGCCTCAGCTTCTATCTCCGGCGTCCAAAGTGTTGGTCTACCCACTAACCAGAAACTCCCACATGCAACCGAATAACATCAACCTCGGTGGTTTTATCTTTCGTTATTTTCGCAATCAAAATGTAGTCGCCAGATTCTAAAAGCGCTGA